TGCCTTCGCCGCCGTAAAGGTGAGTACGACCCTAACAAGCTGGCGGCGATTCGCAAGGAAGGCGGTGCCGAGATTTACATGATGTTGACGGCCACTAAGTGCCGCGCTGCGGGTGCTTGGATTCGCGATATTATGATGCCGGTCAATGAGCAGCCCTGGGGGCTACAGCCAACGCCAGTAGCCGACGTGCCCGATGAGTACATCATGCCAGTGCTGCAACAGCTCCAACAGCAGGCGATGCAGGCACAGCAGCAAGGCCAGCAAGTTGATATGGCCGCGTTGATCGAGCAAGCGCGAGAGCAGGTACGGCAGCTAGCACAAGAAAAGGCCGAGGAAGCCGCCGAGCGTCACGAAGACACCATTGCCGACCAGTTAGCCGAAGGCGGCTGGAGTGAAGCATTCGAGCAGTTCGTTGACGATTTTGTTACCTATCCCGCTGCGTTTATCCGCGCGCCGATACTGCGCCGTGTTCCTACGCTGGAATGGCTAGAAGGCTGGCAGCCGGTCAAGAGCACCACTATCCGTCCTGAGTTTGAGCGGGTATCACCATTCGATTTGTACCCAAGCCCTGACGCCACTAGCGTGGATGACGGCGCCTTCATCATCGAGCGTGCGCGGTTTACCCGGATGCAGCTCAACCAGCTGATTGGTGTGCCGTCGTTCAATGAGGAATCTATCCGTCGCGTACTGGAGCAGTACGGCCAAGGCGGATTACGTGACTGGCTATGGACAGATGGCGAGCGTGCCGAACTGGAAGGGCGTGGCCATGAGTGGCTAACCCACGGCGAGACCATTGACGGCCTGATCTATTCTGGCGGGGCGCAGGGCGTCACGCTGCTACAGTGGGGCGTCAACCCCGACGAGATTGAAGATCCACTGGCTGAGTATGAGATTGAAGCCATCCTGATCGGTCAGCACGTTATCCGCGTGCGCATTAACCGTGACCCGTTGGAGCGCCGCCCGTATCACAAGGCCAGCTACCAGCCGGTGCCGGGTTCATTCTGGGGGCAGAGCATCCCTGAGCTGATGGCTGATATTCAAGACGTGTGCAACGCCACGGCGCGCAGCCTCGTTAATAACCTCGCTATATCGTCAGGCCCGCAAGTAGAAGTGTACGAAGATCGTCTGCAGCCACAAGAAGACCCGACAAACATCTACCCATGGAAAATCTGGCGTACTAAAGACAGCCAGGTGACCGGCAATAACGCCGCTGTTCGCTTCTACCAGCCCAGCAGCAACGCAGGCGAACTGCTTACGGTCTACGAGCAGTTTGAGCGCCGTGCCGATGACGCCACCAATATTCCCCGCTACGCTTACGGCAATGAGAACGTAGGTGGTGCCGGACAGACCGCCAGTGGCCTATCAATGCTGATGGAGTCAGCCAACAAAGGCATCAAGGATGCGATACGTCACATTGACCGCGGCGTGATGCGGCGGGTTATTGAGGCGCTATGGCTCTACAACATGCAGTACAGCGACGATCCAAGCATCAAAGGTGACGTCAACGTCGTGGCGCGCGGCAGCTCTGCCATGCTGATTCGTGAACAGACGAATATGCTACGTCAGCAGTTCCTGCAAATGACCGCCAATGATATAGATATGGGTATCGTGGGCATCGAAGGTCGCCGCAAGCTGCTAGAAAGCACGGCTGAGAAGCTAGACATGCCAGGGCTGATACCAACCCAAGAGCAGATGGAGCAAAACCTGGGCGAGCAGCAGCAGGCACAGCAAGCGCAAATGGAAGCCCAGCAACAGATTGAACAGGCGAAGGCCCAGGCCGAGGTGGCGGTTAAGCAAGCCCAAGCACAGAAGTACGGTGCTGACGCAGCTGAAACCCAAGCTGATACACAGATCGCCCAGCAAATGGCACCGCTGGATGCCCAGCACCTACTGGCACAGATCGCCAAGTTGATAGCCGAAACGCAGAGAGGCCAGAATGAACGAGCAGCAGTGGAAAGCCCTGTCGCGAATCAACAGCAGCCCAGAGGGCCAGCACCTGCGGGAAATGCTCAATTCCCAGCGCGAGGATTGTCGCAACCATTTGGAGCGATGCCGCGATAACGCAGAAATAGCACGCAAGCAGGGCGAGGCGACTGCGCTCGCTGATCTCATTGAAAAGTTAGAAACCGCGCGTGATGTTATCGACACGCGCTTTAAGTAGCCGGATGCGTCCGGCCTCACAAGCAAGCCGCTTCTCCGGAGGCGGCTTTTTTGTGGGCAACGCTCAACACTGCAGGTTGAACCCGTTACCCGAATCGTGAACCCCGGCCAAGACCGGCTCACAGACACGCCGTGAGGCGTCATAGGAGTTGAAATGTCATTACCCCAGTCCGTACAGGCACAAGCTGCCGCTGCCGCTAAGCACTTTGACCGCGAGCCAGAGAATCCCGACGCCGATAAGGAAAAGGCTCCTGACAGTGAGCAAAACCCGCCACGCGACGCTGAGAAGCCGGACACTGACAAGCCCGATACGCAATCCGCCGAGCCGCCGAAAGACGAGCCTAAGCCCGAAAGCCAAGACGCCCTCTATTGGCAACACCGCTTTCAAGTGCTTCAAGGCAAGTACAACAGTGAGCTTCCAGCGCTGCGTAATGAGAACGAGCAGCTGAAACAGCAGGTTGCCGAGAAAGATCGCCGCATTCAGGAACAAGAGCAAAAAGCTCCCACAACTGATAACAGCGGCATCACTGATGAACAGCTCGCCCACTTCAAGCAGGAGTACGGCGAAGATCTGGTGACGTTCATTGAGCGGATGGCTCAGCCGAAGGCAGCAACCGCTGATGCTGGAAACACCCAGGAGCTACAGCAACGCTTAGACCGTCTCGAAGCTGACAAGCAAGAAGACGCCGAAGCACGCTTCTGGATGAACCTAGAGCAAGCGGTGCCCAATTATCGTCAGATCAACAGTGAAGCGGCATTCCTTAAGTTTCTCAACCAGTTCGATCCACAAACGGGCAGGCAGTACCAACAGGCACTCAGCCAAGCGCAACAGAGCCTAGACGCGAAAGGGGTGGCTGACGTTTTCAAACTCTATCTGAACCAGGCGAAGCCAACGCAGCAGCAGCGCCAAGTCCCCGATGAACAAGTGGAGCCGCGCACAACGAAAGCAACGCAAGCGCCGAATTCTCAAGGCGGCAAGTTGTGGACGGGTGCCGACATTACCCAGTTCTATCGAGACAAGACCGCTGGCCGCTATGCCGCCGATGAAGCGCAACGCCTGGAAGCCGACATATTCGCCGCCCAACGTGAAGGCCGGGTTCGCTAACCCGGCTGGCGGTTCAACGATTCTCGCCGTGAGGCGATAAGAGGTTATTCCAATGGCAGGTCCAGTACGCGACGCAAGTCATCCCGACTACTCCAGCACGTCCGCCTCCGGGTTCATCCCGCAGGTCTGGAGCGGGAAGATGATTGAAAAGTTGTATACGCGAACGTGTTTCGCGGAAATTTCCAACACGGATTATGAGGGTTAATTTTAGCTCTCGTTAAACCCCGTGAATTGCTGGAAACCCCTTAGAGCCAAACCCACCACAACGCAGCTGGTAACGGCAGACGTGATGGTTAGAAAAGGGTTTGGATTGGGCAATCAGCAGCCAAGCGCCCTGGGGACAGGGTGAAGGTTCAACGACTACTCAAAGTAATCCAGGCCGGATGAAATGGGCATGAGTGCGGGGCACTGTTGTAGAGATAAAGAACATGGGCGATACTGTGCAGACAACCAGCACAAGGGCGAACCATGGCAGAGAAAAAGTTTTTTGCTACCAAGGAGCAGCTAGAAGGCGATTATCAGCAGCTAGGCTCAATGTTAAAGATGGCCGAGAAATACGGCGTATCAAAAAAGCTGGTCATGAATTACATGAACAGATACGGCATAGAGCGCAAGAAAAGAACAGCCAAGCAGGTAGATTGCAAGGTGGCCCCATTGCTAGACAAGGGCTTGCCGACCAGTCAAATAGCTAGCGCTGTAGGTGTTTCTGAAACAACTGTTAGGAAGTCAGCTATTCGCCAGGGCAAGAGTGTTAATGATCGCTACCACAAAGGTGAGATCATTACTCACAATGGCTATCGGATGGTTAAGGCACCAGAAGGGCATCCAGGAGCCGACTCTAAGGGTTACGTTCGGGAGCACAGGCTTGTTCTTGAGTCCAAGCTAGGCAGGTATCTTGAGCAACATGAAGTGGCTCATCATATCAACCATGACAAGCTAGATAATCGACCTGAAAACCTTGAAGTGATGACGCTGGCTAGTCACACCAGCATGCACCACTTGGGCAAAAAGGGCAGAGGCCCTGATAAAGCGCCACGCAAAAACAGCAAACAACAGTGAAGATATAGTCTGGTCTTGCGGGAAACCGTAAGGAGCCTGGATAAAGAGCCAGGACGAAGCCCAAAAGGGTGGAAACATAACGGAGATTAAGAGCCAAGGCGATACGGTGATGATCCGCACCACGCCGTCTATCACTATCCGCGACTATGAGATTGGTGGCGGACTCAACTACGAGAAGCCCACTAGCGACAAGGTCGAGCTGCACATCGACAAGGCGAAGTATTTTGCCTTTGAGGTGAACGACGTTGACGAGTATCAAGCCGATATCAAGTTGATGGATAACTGGTCGGACGATGCTGGCCAGCAGATGAAGATCGCCATCGACAAGGTGATTCTCGGTGACGTGTTTGCCGACGCTGCCGCAGAGAACGCAGGCGCTGCCGCTGGTCGTGAGTCTGGCGGGTACAACATGGGCGCGGCGGGTGCGCCGGTATCCGTGGACAAAACCAACATCCTTGATGTGCTAGTGGATTGCGGTTCGGTACTGGATGAGCAGAACGTGCCTGACGACGGTCGCTGGATTGTTCTGCCCGCCTGGATGAATGGCATGCTCAAGAAGTCCGACCTGCGCGACGCGAGCGCCATGGGGGATAACACCTCGGTGTTCCGTAACGGCAAGGTCGGCATGCTGGATCGCTTCGACGTGTATATCAGCAACAACATGTCGAAAGTCACCGACGCCACCACCACACGGCAGGCTACTAACGCGATCTTTGGTCACAAGAAGGCGCTCACCTTTGCGTCGCAGATGACCAAGATGGAGAACCTGCCTAACCCGCAGGACTTCGGCCAGCTGGTGCGCGGCCTGAACGTCTTTGGCTATGAGGTCATTGACCCCAACGCCATGGGCCACCTGTACGCCGAGCGCGCCGCCTAAGCGCTCCATATCGCCACCCTTCGGGGTGGCGTTTTACTTTCCGTGAGGAAACACGCATGACTAAGACATTAATTGAGCAGATCGAAGAAGCGGTTACCAAAGAAGATTTGGAGCCGATTGCCGAGAAGCTTGGCGTTGAGATCAATAAACGCCAAGGCGTTGAGACGATTCGCGCCGAGCTGCTTGAAGCCGCTGAAACGTTAGCAGAGCAGGGCGTCACCACGCCTGAAGAGCTTACACCTAACGAAATGCCAACCGAGCCTGAAGAGCACGAAAAGCCCAAGTATCAAGGGCGGATGCTCAAGCACCTGAAGAATGGGCGCGTCTTCCCGTGGACGGCTGCGCTGGCTAAAAACCGTTACATGCAGGAGGTGTAAGCGATGGCCGTCACGACTGTAGGCACCGTCATCCGTAATGCCAAGCTGGTGTTGCAGGAAGTGACGGCCGCCGGTACCCGCTGGACTAACGAAGAACTACTAGGCTGGTTGAATGAGGCCTATCAAGCCATTGTGCAGATTAAGCCAGACGCTTCTGCGATTAATACGACACTAGGGTTAATGGTTGGAACCCGACAGGAGATTCCCAGCGACGGTATGCGCTTGATCGACGTGGTGCGTAATACCGCCACGGCTAGCCAAAAAATGGGCATCATGGTGACCACGCGCCGCTCGCTGGATACTACTCGCCGGAGCTGGCATGGCGATGAACCTAGTATTGATATTGAGCAGTATATGTTCGATGACCAGGACCCGACGCGGTTTTATGTGTACCCGCCTGCTGATACAGGTGCTGAGGTTGAGCTGATTTACTCGTCTACGCCGTCACCCCACGATATTTCGCTAGGGCTGGACGGCTTGAAAGACGAAAACATCCGCTTGAACGACAGTTATGCGCCGGTGATTACTGATTACATTCTGTATCGTGCC